ATGACCGATGACAAAACCAAAAACGCGGCGACGACCGACGGACCCTACGACGTGATCTACTTCGCAAAGAAACATCGTATTTCCAATGAGGATGCCAAAGATATCATCGAAAAATATGGCGCCAATCGCAAAGAGGCCGATAAGGCCGGCCGCCGCACCAGCGCCTGAAAAAGGGAACAAGGATAGGGGGTTGCCAGGTGGGCAACTCTCACGGCTCCCGGCACTGGCTTGCGATGACACGATTCAGTGGACGAATTAACCCTACTGGCTTACCTTAATATCAGCATACGCTTGAATACATCAGGCCCTATGCCATCGTATCTTCAGGGTAACATCTGTGGTTCCTGAAGCAGCTCGCCGGAACCGTGGCCCGCCTCTCCTGAAGAGGCCGGCTTCCATATAGGCCGGAGCTCGATCATATGGAGGGTAAGCCATGAACAACGTCTTGGAATTTCGTCCCAAATGCCCGCATGTCGAAACTCTCGCCGACTGCCGGGAAGCGCTTGAACCTCTCGTCATGAAGATCCTCGGCGAGGCCGTCAGCAGGGGCTATCCGCCGGCGGAAGCCGCGATGGTGATCGCCGATATCGCCGACGATTATATCCTCATGCTGTCGCGCCAACTTCGGTATTGATTGGATTTGTGCGCTGCTGGGCGGAAGAGCACTTCCGCCATGAGAGATGTGGCAGTGGACCGCGCAGCGACTGCAGGGGCAGCAGTTGGTACAGGAGACAAGACCTGCTACGCGGTCCGTCGGCCACAACGTCAATATTTGTCGGAAGTTCCGCCCATATCGGCGCCGCAAATGAGCCTTTGCTCTCGCAAGTCGGCCGGAGGAACAAGCGGAAATTGCTTCGCTTCGCTTCAATCGCTAGACTGGTATGTGTCGGCGCTGACGAAAAACGAATGCGCATCATCAGCCCAGCAAAAACCCCGGCAGAGCGGGGCTTTCAGCGGGTTTCGCGGGATAATCACCATAAACGGCCCTGCATGAGCAACAGAATCGGCCGTAGAGACCGGAAAACGGGATCATTTCCCCTCCCCTTTCCGCGGTTCGCTCAATCTTTGAATCATCACCGTAACGCAGCGTGAAACAAGTCAGATCCTCTGCCTGAACCGCGACCGTTGCTAACGCCACCGCGGCTGTCTCGGCGGCGCATTGGCCTGGATTTCATGCAGCGGCGCCCGAACCCCGAGAAGTTTCTTCAGCTTCTTTTCCTCGGCCGGACCGATCCCGAACTTGCGGCAATGTTCTGCAACATCATGCTCCCGCGGACCGGGGATGCGAACTTGGCGATTGTTCATGTTTTTCATGACCGTTTCCTCCTGAGAGGGAAACCTGCACGATGCGAATTGGTTCGTTAGCAAAGTCTAAATTTTGGTATTACTTACTCCCTGTTCAGCAAAAAGGTATCGATCGCCAAGCAGCGCAGTAACTTAAGCGAGCTCAACTGATCTTCAACCAATGCCTCAAGGCCGCCACCGCACCGTCGCTCGCATAGGCAATCATCCCGCCGACCGTCAGCCCGGCAAAGGCAATCAGCCCCGAAATGCCGTAACCGATCGATTTCATCCGTTTCCATTCTTCCAGCGCCGGCGCCACCGTCTCCTGGTTCTTCTCGACGGTCTCCTTGAGGCTCTTGATCTCCTCGCGGATCTGGGCGTCGACACCGCCGCTGAGCGCTGCCCTGGTATCGAGATGTGCGATCTGCCTTGCCTGTTCGTCGAGCCGGGTGTGGATCTCGGCGCGGCTGTCATGAGCATTGGCCTTTTCGTCGCTGACCTCGTTGCGCAGCAGCGCGACGTTTTCCTCGATGCCGGTCAGCCTTCCCTCGACGCGCCCGAGAGCGCGGAGAATATCGTCATTGGATGTCATGGATAGAACTTCGCCTTGTGCGATTGAGGCAGACGGCTGACGAAACGCAGGACGCCATAGAGAGCCGGGTGAACGAAATCGGCGGCCGTATAGGCGTGACCGAGCAGGGCGGCGTTATCCTGCACGTTGGTCGCCAGCACTTCGGCGACGCGGTAGTTCGCCGTGCCGTCTCCCAAATCCGTTCGGTCTACCAGCGTCCGGCTGGTCCAGAGCCCAGGCTGATATTCGAACATGATGCGCGCGCCGAGCTTTGTCGTGTTTGGCAGGCGCATCGTGTCCCATGTCGTCACGCCATCTTGGTTGCCGGGATGGCCGATGACGTTGCCGAGCGGCGTCAATTCGGCCGCCGATCCCTTCGTCGGATCACTGTCCGACATGAAGGCCGGCACGATATCAATCGTCTTGGCGAACCGCGACGACGCGATGAGTGACGCGTTCATGCTGGCAAGCGTCCCCGTGACCGGGTTCCACAGCGCCGACGTCGCGCTGTAGCCGGCGACCGTGCGGCCGCTATCCGACGATCCCGCCATGGTCGGCAGAATGGTCATGCCCACCATGTGCGCGCCGGGATACCGGGCGATGATCCGATCATCGAGCCCGAACTTGCGCGACTGCCAGAGCGAAAGCGTCGTGTTGTTGTCGTTGCGGCCGCCCTGGTCGAGGCAGAAAGTCCAAATGTCTTTGCCGCCGTTGAACGTCGTCTTGATGGCGTCGATCATCACCCATCGCCTGGTAGCGTTGGTGGCAAGCTCGAATTCGTTATGCTCGCCAGGCACGCCCATGACGAGCGGGACAGTGCTCCCCCATACCTGATCGCGCTGGTCGAGCCATCGCCGTATCATGCCCATGTTGCCGCGCTCGTCGGCCGACGCGGCGATCTCCTGCCGCTCGATCAGGCTGTCACCGACGACGAGTGGAACCGGCCGGCCGTCCCATCCTTTCGCCAGGACAAGCGCGGGCCCGTAAGCCTGGATCTGCGAATTCGTCGCGTTGCCGATCGTGTTGTAAAGGCTGTCAGGATCGAGCGCCGCCGTGGACGCCCCGTCAGCGGCCGCCAGCGCCTGTACAGACGCCAAGTCGGCGGCACCCCAATACTTTTCGCCGCGATGGCGCTGGATGCGATAGGAGCCGCAGCGCTGCGCACCCTCTGCGCCGTGATAGACCGTCCGGACGCCAAAGATCGACCATGCCGGCAGAGCAATTGGCAGTATGACCTGCCCGTAAACAATGCCGGTTGCGGCGGTGACCGTCGCCGGCACCAGACCGCCAAACAAGATCGGGTATTCCGTGCCGTTCGGCATCACGAAGAACGCCTCGTCGATCACGGTATCGGCGTTCGGAGACTGCGTTTCTTGCGGCGCATTGCCGCCTTCGGTCAGCGCGAAGCCGACGAACGGGATAAGGAAGTCGTTCGTCGGATAGTCGGGCGAGCCGAAGAACAGCTTGGTGCATTGGTAATTCAGCCCGGCCGGGAACGTCCATGGCGTGGCGGTCGCGCCGGTCGGCCAGCGCGTGCGCGTCGCCGCCGGCATGTAACGATCAGGATCCGGCACCCAAGGCGGTGGCGCCAGAACAGCTCCACCCCTCGGATACGTCAGGGCAAGTGAGATGGCATTCATCATCGGCGGGTTCCATATCTGGTGGCGAGGTCGTCGTAGAAGCGAACGGTGCGCCCCTGGCGGGCATTGGCGCGGTCGAGCGCCTGCCGCTCGCGGGTGAGGATGGCGATGACGGGCTGACCTTCCACGACAGGCGCATGCGCTTCCTGCCTCAGGAGATCGTCCGGCAAAGGCGGCAGCGCCAAGCCTGCCGCGGCCTGCCCCTTCGTCACCGCCGCCCTGTTCAGCCGCTCAGTGGCGGAGCAGCCACTGACGATCAGCAGCAGTGACAGCGCAAGCGCGGTTCTTTTCCGAAAGCTGAAGCTCATAGGATTGGATCTCGGTTTCGAGTGTGTCTCTGGCCGCCTGCTCCGACGCGTCGGCGGCGGCCAAGCGCTTGCGGTGCTCTTCGATGGCTTGGGACGCCGCATTGCGCTGGCGCTCCATCTCGGCGGCTCTTGCGTCGGCCGCGCTCTTCTCGGCCAGCAGGATATAGCCGGCCCGCGCCTCGCGGGCCGCCGAGGGATAGCCGATCGAAACGGCATAGAGGTGATAAAGCACCAGGCCGGCGGCGATGCCGGCGCCCATCTTGAGCGTGTCGAGGAGGGAGAACATCAGATGCCCTCGAGGCAGAAGGCGCGCTCTTTCTGCCGGCGCCGGGTGAGGCCCGGAAAGGTGATGCCGGCGGCGCGGTTCCACTTCAACAGCGCCTCGCAGCCCTCGGCCGTCCTGCCCTGGTTGATGAGCCTGATCGCGCTCGAGCCGCAGGCCGCCGTAACGCCGACATTATAGGCGAACGAGGTCAGCGCCACGAAACGCGCATCCGGCAGCGGCACGCGCACGCAGCGTTCGACGCCGCCGGCATAGGACTTGAGTTCCAGCGCCAGCAGCGCCTTGCATTGCTCCACCGTCTTGTGGTCGCCGGGTTTGACGCCATTGGTGCTGCCATAGCAAATCGTCCATGGCTGCCCCTTTGTGGCAGGATCGGGATAGGCATTCTGGCGCAATCCCTCGAACGAGCCGACGAGCGCCACAGCCATGGCCGCGGCGGCACTACCCTTCTGCAGGCGGTTTGCCATTCATTTCTCCTGAGATTTTCTGCTGAACGAAGATGCGGGCGACGATCGCCGCCACGGCGAAAAGGCCGGTGATCGCCGACATGGCGAGCTGGATGTAGAGGTTGCGCGACACCCAGGTTGCGGCGAAGAAATTGATGACGGGCTCAAGCACGATGAAGAGCAGCGCCAGCGCCATGAGGCGGACGGACCAGGCGTGCCGCAGCACAGCGCGCCAGTTGTGGACGAGCATGGGTGTCTCCAGATTGTGATTAAAATATAAGTACCGAGAGGTACACTAATGGTTGTCTATTGCGGATGCTTTCGCTTAACGGTTACGTTAGCGACATGCGATCATCCCAGACACCAAACAGAATTGAAGGACTGGATACCGTGAGGGCAGTTGCAGCCCTATCGGTAGTGTTCGCTCACCTTATCGGGCCATCACTCCCCGGATGGGCGAGGTACATTTTCACCGGCCACCCCGCCGTTATCGCCTTCTTCGTGGTTTCAGGCTTCTGCATTCATTACCCATACCGGCGGCGGGAGCTCCGAACCGCCCCGTTCCTCGCCGGCCGGTTCCTTCGCATCGTGCCGCCGTCCGCCGTGGCATTTGTCATGGCTCAAGGGCTGGGCATCAGGGCATACAACCCCATCGACGGCTTCATTCTCTGGTCCGTCGTCTGCGAAGCGGTTTATTATTGCCTTTATCCGCTGTTCCTCCCGGCGGGTCGCCGCATCGGCTGGCCGCTGATCATCGCTGCTTCGGTCATCGCCTCGTATGGCGTCGCGATCGGCGTAGGCCCAGATCAATACGGCAATGCCAAATCTTACGGGCCGCTGCTAAATTGGATTGTCGGCCTCCCCGCTTGGCTGATCGGCTGTTATCTCGCCGACAACTTCGACCGTCTGAAACTCGCCGGCAATGTGTGGCTCTGGCGCGCTGTCACAGCCATGACTGCGTCCGTCCTATATTGGGCAACGATCAACACACCGGCCGGCTTCTACCTGACCATGACCCCATTCTCCGCGCTGGCGGCCTGCTGGATCATGGCAGAGATCAGGAGTGCGGCAGACCGAGGCCCCGTAAGGACGCTTGAAGCCATAGGCGCCGCCTGCTTCTCGATTTATCTCGTCCACGTCATCGCGGCGACCGCTGTTGAATGGTTGGTAACGCCGCCGATCGTCGTCTGCACTCTTTCACTTGCGCTGGTTTATCCGTTCTATCGTTGCATCGAGAAACCGTGCCACGCCGCCGCACGCCGGGCCAAGGTAAAGTTGGAGCATTTGGAGGCTCGAAGCCGCTTGGAAGAAGGCGTCGATTTTGGTGCTGAAAAATCCCTGTAATGCAAAAGGCGGCCCCGTAGCGCCGCCCTTCCGTGACCTCAAAGGATCGAAGCCGGCCTGCTATTTTGACAGAATATAGCAATGGAATGCACTGCGTTCGTCGTTAATGGCGCCCATAGCCGCGAGGGGAGTGGCAAACATTTTGAGAGCGTTTACCCACTCAGCTTTTATACCAGGCATCTTCTCGTGATCGACGCCATCAACCATCTTCATGAGCGCCGGGAACATCGGCCGAAAACCAATGTCCCAGGTCTGGATTATCGTCTTCGGCAGGTGCTGCGAATGATGTGAAACCGAAAGTTCCGCTCTAGCGAAAATCTCTCGCCAATCCTCATCGGATTTCGATTGCTTGATATTGTCGCTCAGTCTGCCTCGATCAAGAAGTTCAAGCCACTTCCATCGCTCGTCTTTCGTCTCAACGTACAATGAGTTGTAGAAACTGTACTCTGGAAGCGTGTCGTTGGGGAGCATCAGGCATATCTTGCCGCCCGGCACCAAAACTCGCCTCAGCTCAGAAATGACCTCGGCTGGGTTATCAAGCCAATAGACGATGTTCGAAAAAATCGATCCAAATGAATTATCTTCGAAAGGCAGAGGCGCATTTCCATCCCCTTCGACGGTTTCTTTGTAGAAGTTTAGCGCCGTCGCCTTTCGCAACAGATTGGCCTTATGATCGAAGCCAACGTTTATCTGGTACGAAGGAGCGCTAGCGACGAGAGCATCGTAACTATCATCGTAGGCGTCATAGACGTCTACATTTTGATAAAATCGATCAAGTCTCTCCGTCTTTTGGAAAGCATCGAACTCTGCAGTGAACCGCCCCCCCGCTCTTATGAATGAAAAGATGCCGTCTCCGCATCCAAAGTCTAGCGATCTGCCTTCGAATTCGAAGCGCTTCATCGCCTCAATATCCAAATACCTCCAGACAGCGGTTTCAGGCCGGAGCCAGAACACGCTTAACAACTGTTCTAAAATCGAAGTCATCTGATCCCCACTGCCGCACATTTCGTTCCTGGGCTATACGATGGACGGCCGCCTGGTTCAACGTGGATATGCGAGTGCCCTGCGTGAAAGCCGGGATACGAAGCTGCTGTCCTTGACGAAGGTTCCGCTATAGCCGAAGGCATCCTGCGTTTCCCGTCCCGCCCAGCCACCCATGACTTCATGACGTCGCGCAGACCAGCGCGGCGGCGCAGGAGCTGGAATGTCATAAGGAATTATGCAGTCCTCCCACACGGAAAATAGAAACCGTCGGTCCACATCCATATAGTGCCGGCTGCGCCCCCGACTTGGCGGATCTGCTTGTTCACGTTTGTCCATATATCCGCTGAGCCGATGGCATAGTTGCTGGCAACCTGTACAGAGCCCACGTTGCCGCCGTCATTGCCAATGCTTGCAACCAGGATTCCCTGAGATGGGTCTGAAAAAAGCGCGGAGGCTGTCGTAGCGGTGGAAGTATACTGGAATCTCAATTTTGCTTTAACCTTCACCCCATTTGGCACTGTCAGCGCTAGGAGTGCCGAAGTGGGAGAGATAGCGGCGCCGGTAGCATCTTTGACCGGCGTAACGAAAGTATATTCGTCACGCGGGTACATCACGAATTGCCGGATGAGCGAGCTGGCATCGGTCAGCACCACGCCGATGCATTTGACGATGCTATAGCCGGTGAGCAGCGTTGTGGCGATGCCGCCGATCGTCGCCGAGGTCGAGAGAACAATGTCGAAAGACAGGTCTGCGTCCTTGCGCAAGGCATATGCAAAGTAGGTCGCATTCGCCGCAACGGCGCCGGCGTCGAGGCCGCCGGCGCCGGTGCCAGCCGCAAATGTTCCCGTCACTCGCTTCGTCAATGACGTTGCGCTGGAAACGAAGCTCGATCCCGTCCTGGCAGATCCTGCAGCAAAATCGATATGCGTATTCGGGCTGGCGCCGTTGTTGGAAAGGGTGAGCCCGACAATGAAATCGCCGACCGCCGAACTGTCGGCTTTGCTCTGGATCCTGGCGAAGAGCTTGTTGGTGAAGAAAGCGGCGCCGGAACAGATGATTTCGACGCTGTAACCGTCCTTGAGAATAAGCGTGGCTGCGCCGTCGATCGTCTCCGAACCGTTCGGGTCGATCGTCACATCCCCGCCATCGGCGATGACGCAATAGTGCCAGTTTGCACCGAGCGTTGCCGCCGCGGTCAAAGTGAGCGTGGCTGCCGCGGTAAAGCGATGGACGGCGTTATCGTCGGATGCGAGCGCGGTGTAATCGCCTGACTTCACCGCATAGACCAGATCCTGATCGAATGCGACCTCAACGCCGTTCTGGGCAAAGCCGAGCAGGCCGCCGCCTTTCAGATAGAGGCCGGTCTGCGGGGTCGAGGCGAAGCCGACGCCCGGCGCGGACACGGTTCCGCCTGCGGC